GCGTCCAGCACTCCGGAAAGTGGATTTCCAACTGATATTGGAGAGAAGCTTTGCGTTTGCGAGCCAAGCGCCGCCAGCGGGTGGAGGCCGGCTCGCCGGGCATCTTCCGCTTTCCATCGTAGCCCATATTGAGCGAACTCCTTTTGTGCGGAATATTGGTCGTGAAAGTCGCCTTGGGTGTAATAGTCTCCGAAATTTTTGGCGCCTTGGATTGTTTGATCTCCGAATCCCTCAAGGAAACCGCCGAAACCGCCGGCTAGTTGCCCACCTGCGCCGCCGATCCCGCCGAGGCCCTTGGAGATACCTTTGCCGATACCGCCTAATGAGAATCCCATTCTTAGCACCTCACATCGCTGTAAGCGTTTCTTTTTTTGGGGGTGCGGATTGACCTACCCTTTCCTGCTTTTCTCAAGGCAAAGAGGCTCTCACGTCGTTTCTTACGCCTTTGGCAGATGGGTGTCAAGTCCGGATTTGTGAATCTTATGTTTGTTAACGGTCCTCTTTTGACTTTTACCCGGGTGTCCAGGGTGAAGGATACCCGACGACCGTCCGAGAGACGCGGCAATCTGTCAGTTGCTGGCTTATAAACTCGGAGATCGTCGGGTATAGGGTCGCGCACACGGTCATAAGGGGAGAACACATCGGGTAGCCGCAACCGCCTCTTTAGCGTGGCGATGAAGTTGTTTTTGTCATCGCGTTGCGTCTGGTCCTGCGGAGATGATATTCCCGAGGTTCTCTGCTTATTTCGTGAGCGCATTTTTGGTGTCAGTTAGCATATAATAATCAAGTTATTATAAGCTAACTGCCTGCCTCTTCGGAGGCTTTAGGGGTTTCTTGTTTAATTTCGGGCGCTTGGGTCTTTTTTTCAAGTTTAGGTACTTTTTTACCCAATCGCTTGCGAAGATGAGGGTTGTCGTCCAGAAATTCCTCTTGGAGATCCTGGTATTTTGAGACCGGTTCATCGACGTCGAAATCGTCCTTAACGTCGAAGTCGTTGGCCTCTTCGTAGGTCTCATATCCTTTTGCCTCAGCTTGTTTTGCAAACTCAGTCCGGAGGACCCTTGCAATCTGTTGCTGAAGTGTGGGGACCTCTCCTGGTAACGCGACGAAGAGGGGCGTTGAATTGACCAGCTCTTCACCGCGGGAGCCCAATCGGTTAACGCGTTCGCTGTGGCTTTGTGCTTCGACTTGGTAGCTTTTTTCCATGTTAAAACCTTCTTTCTGGACTAGAATGTCCTGGGAGTGGGGTTCGGATGTACCATGCGCCGTGCCTGGATAGAGTGGTTGCACATAATGTAAAGGGGATCCGTGTTGGTAGATGCATAAACACGATCCGTAGGAACGGCAGAGAGGAAACTTTCGTTTAGGGCAACGTCTCCGGAGAATTCTCGACCGTAGTGCCAATGGTTAAGGATCGAGCGAAACTCGCCAGCAATCCAGGAAGGATGGCTCCGATACTCGTCATACCGGTTCTGATAGCCAAAGGTTCCTGCCGGGTCAGTATGCGTGGCCTGGATTTCTCGGTTGGAGATTGTTTGGTCTCCGATAAACTGAAGCTCTTTTTGGAAGTAGTCTTCTTTCGTTGCACGGTTGAACGCCTTTTTTAGACCTTGCATGTAGATGGATTTCGGAACAACAGACATGAGGGTCATTACGATACCATGCTCTTCAAAGTAACGACGGAAACGCATGGTCCTCATGGCAGCTACTCCGTGCCCTTTAAGCTCTCCCACCACCGAGTCTTGTCCTGGGGCGGTCTGGAGGACTTCAGAAAATTGAATGACCTGCCGCCCACCACCAAGATACTCAGGATTTTGAAGGCGAGCGTCGGAAGAGCGTACACCCAGATACCGAAGATACTCAACATAACGGCTGCCATAAGCGGCTCTTGCTTCCTGATAGCGCTGAATAGCGAGAGCGAGCCGAAGATCAGAAATGCTGATCCCAGTAGCCTCAGAGAGATCAGCGTAAAAGTTTGGAAAGCCCGGGTTATCTGGATCCTCTTGTGCGAGAAATTTGTTTCCATCGCCGCCCGTCCCCATAAGTATGTTTTCGTTAGCTTGATAGGTTACCAGTTTCCCGCCGGCCTCACGTATAGAGGACTGTAAACCGCCGTCGAATACATTGTTAAGTTTCCCGATCCCGGAAATGGGGGCTTTGTCACCGAGGGGAATAGTAACCTCGTCACCCTTCTGGGGCCAGGGTCGAGCAGTTGTGAAGTAATCTTTTTCCCAGGATATACGGGCGTCCGTTTGGTCGGTGGTCGTATCGAGGCCGGAGGCCGTGGAGACGACTCTCTCCGCACAGATGTCCTGGTCCCTGTAGTGCTCGTTGTAGATGAGGTTGTACGCACGCACTGGTAGGGCAGAAAACTCAATATTAGTGCTAGGATAAGAACCCGGCGGGACGCCGAAATGATCGTGCAGCGAGCCCTCATCGACGGACGCCAGCTTGAAATGAGGGGGGGCCGCAACAAACTTGCCATCTTTTCCTCCTGTAATAAAATTTTCAAAGTCGGACCAGATTAGACGATTCGGGACGAACCAATGGTGAATTCGGATCCGCAGCGGGTGCATGACAGGAGCGAGAAGTGGAGATACTCGAACCATGAGAGATGTCCGTTGCTGGATTGAGTCACCGGGGAGCGCTTCATACCAGGCGAGAGGAACGAGCTTTCCGGTGTCTGCTGTGCAGAGTTTGTAATGAGAGAGATTGAACTTTCCGCGTTTCATAGTGTGCGCCTCCTGGTAAAGTTTTTGGTGTTGTGGATAATTGCGTTGTTTTCATCCTTGTCGATTTCAAGGATGGCATCATAGTAAGTCGTGTTGACTAGTTTGGAACATACCTCGTAGAGGTCCTTTTGGTGTTGCTGGAATCTTTCTTGATAAACTGATTTTGGGATTCCTGCGTGTTCCTGCACCTTTTGAGTGAGGTAGCGACCCAATGCAAAGCGGGTCTTACCTCGACGTAAAGAGGAAACAGGATCTTTACTCAGATTCTCGTACGATCTTAGTTTCTCAGCTAGAAGCTTGATTTTAGGAAGGCCGATCCCGCCATTCATCCGAGAGCACCGCATGAATTCGGGATGTCGACCTTCTAGGGCTGGATTATTTTTTCCAGTTTTTCCTTTCACCATGTAGCCCGAGATATAACGGGACGTTTGTTTGTTTAGTTCATAGAGACAGACGAATCCTTGTTGCCAAGACTTATCCACAATGTCAGATTCGGTCACACTTAGGCCAAAGATAGCGAGGTGGTAATGGGGTCTCCAGGTGTTTTCTCCGTATTCTCCAACAGCGAAGAACCGAATTTGTCTTGGCTCTAGATTTTTTCGTAAACGCTTGAGGAAGTCCTGCAAATGTTTTGGGACGAGGTTTCCGCCAGGAGGCAGATTTTCGTCGTTGTAGGTGAGAGTAACGAATGAAGAGAATTCGTGCATGTCTCTCTCAAGCATTATGCGATTAGACCATTCCATTTTTTTCTTTATCCGGCAAATGAGGCATTGACCGCATGGAAACGGGGTAATTGCGTTCTTTGCCTCACTTGACAGATAAAACTCCGCCTCGGTGATACCAGTTGGCCGCCTCACGTACGGCTTTAGACATTTCACATTCGTCTTCCGATCCTGCGTCTGAAGATTCCGCCACGACGCCGGAAACCGCGCCGGCGCCTACCATAGCCACGTCGCCGTCTGTAGCGCATTATACCTCCTTTCCCGTGGATTAGTCCACGTAATGACCCGGGGCGTAGTTGTAGCGTTCTGATTCTCCGCCTCCGGAGTGATACAAGTAACTTTGATCGGGTCCTAGTTTGCGAACGAGCTTCCAGGAGTCCCAATAGGGGTCATATCGGAATTCATGTTCGGGGTCTGGGTCTGGGGGTCGGTTGTCGTATAACCATTTTCGATACTCGCGTGCGCCGTCTCCTGCCTGGAAGTAGCCATAGAGATTTTTTGCCCAACGTGATCCACGCATCGCAGCGTATTTTAGTTGGGTGAAGGCGTCTGATTCCATCGTCTCTTCGAGCTCAGAAGAGGGAACGCGGTGCATGTTGCCATCGACGTCTATCGCATAGCGTTCCATTGGGGTAACGCCAGCTTCGAGGCCGATCTGGGAAGAGTAAGGGATTTCATTTTCTTTGAATTTGTAACCGGTGATTGGAATTGGTTGCCCGGTTTGAGGATTGACGGCCTGGGCCCGGCCGGTGCCGACGACTCCAAACTGCTCGTCGATCGTTGAGCCGTAGTTGACGTTTGGAGTGTTCTGTTGCTGTTGAAGTTGATTTTCCATCCCCTGAGACTCAAGCTTCATTTGTTTCAATTTTTCTTTGGCTTGAGCGATGTTCAGGAGTTGCATGTAATCTTCTTCGGCTGTGAGTCCTTTGAAGGTGTTGTAAAGGTTGGCTCCGGAGTTTGCAGCGTCCAGCACTCCGGAAAGTGGATTTCCAACTGATATTGGAGAGAAGCTTTGCGTTTGCGAGCCAAGCGCCGCCAGCGGGTGGAGGCCGGCTCGCCGGGCATCTTCCGCTTTCCATCGTA